CAAGTATGAAAACCCTGTACAACATTTCAGTGCTTGCGCCATGACTGTCAGACTTAGGTCAGAATTGTGTGTTTCTCAGGAATCATATCTTGAGGCACGCACTTAATGTAAACGCGCTCGCCAGGCTTTCTATACCTGGGTCGAAGAAACCGCCATAAACATCAACACCCGTGAATGGCAACTTTTTGTTCGACAAACTGAAGAAAACGCTAGTAGACTTTACCGTCCTACTGGCAAAAAGAAGGAACCTTTTGTTATTCTCCTCACTGGACCACCTGGTGTTGGAAAAAGCAATTTGGTTCGCGTTATTGTCGCTGCACTACTCCAATGTTCTTTCGAAGAAGCTGAAAAGCAAACCTTTGTTCGTAATGTCAATTCCGAATACTGGGATCGATACGTAGGTCAGTCCTGCGTCGTTTACGACGATTTTGGACAACACCGCGACGAGCTCGATTACGCCGAACTGTTTTCGCTCGCCACCACTGCTGAATATCTCGCCCCCTACGCTTCAGTCAACGCTGCTGATGCCGATACAACTGGCGTCAAAGGTATGACTGTTTCTCCCAAATTTCTCATCGCCTGTTCCAACCAAGTTGACTTCAAGCCCACCACCATCATGTGCCCAGAAGCCATTCTTCGTCGATTTGACTTCGCCGTCAAAGTCGATTACTTAGGACTTAGAGGTTCCAACATCGCTAAATCCTCTCAGAAAGACGGAACTCTAAATCATTATTGTTTCCAAAAAGTCGATTATGCCCGTAACAACAACGGAACCGCTGAATACGATACCATCGGTACCGGCGAAGTCGGTCTCACAAGACTGCTCGACACCATCAAGGAAACATACTCCAAGAAACAAACCGTCTCAGAAGTTTTCGAAGCCAACCTCGAAAGCTTTTACTCTGGATATAAGTCTAAGATTGAAGCACAATCAGGTGCTGATGATATCATTTATTTGGCTGTCAAAAAGCTAATGAATGCAAGTATCGTAGCATATCCCATCTCTGCTGCTGCCGTATTTATTACCAACATGCTTGGTGCTGAAAAGTACTACGCAACCACGCTTTCGAACATCCCAACCTGGTACAAAATTCTTGAGAAGAGTCTCACCTCTTTTCTTTCAATCTCGTCAATGTTTTTTACTCTCAAAGCAATTCACACTATGATCTCTCGCAAACTCCCAGAAGCGCAGTCCGTTTCAACTGGACAAGCTCGAAGACAAATGCGACCGCGTGTGATTCGTGCTCGAGGCGATCTCGCGCCTCAAGAAGCTCAAGCTCAAGGACAACTATACGATTGTGTCCTTAAGAAGATTCGTG